GAGTCTCACTCTATCTGGTCTAGCGCTGTAAAAAGCGCTAAGCGATTGGCGGGGCGAATAGTATTATTGGCTCCGCTGATCGCAGGCTCGCGGTCTCTTGGTTGGGTTAAGGCCACGTTCGTTTTCACTCGTAAAGTGTTTGTGATAGTGCGGAACCAAGGATACCGGGGTGCGGCAATCAGGTTGAAAAGTGAGAAACTTCTCTTAGAGAAGTGGCTCGCTCGAGACCTGAAAACTGTACCTCAGGACCTTGGTCCTGCGATCGCTCGAACTCGTACGGGAATCCCGCGGACGATTCCGGCCCATCACAGAAAGAGGATCAAAAGTGGAGATTTGGGTACCATCCGGTTATGGTTGGGCTTCTATACGTTGTATAGGGTCCTTCCGTACCGTGGGAAGTATTCGATCAAAACGATTGTGACTCCTGGTGTGAAATTAGAGAATAGTCTGCTGAAGGACTGGAAAGGGTTTTGTTACTTTTTCTGGTCTTCTCTTCAGATTAACTTTAACGTAGCTCCTTTGAGAACGGGGAGCACCCCGAAAGGGTCGACGTGCTTCCCAGGATTGAAGGCGGTGATGGTTCCGCTATTGAAAGCGGGCCCTAACACGGCTTGGGCCTGGGCAACTGGTGACCCCGACAACTGTTTTAACAGTTCTCGGTTCTTCGTCGACCTGGCCATTTGGAGAGTTACAACTCTCTTTTGGCGAAAGGTGGTGGAGATTTGCCAGTTGACAGGGTCAGAGTCGCTGATCCGTGGGGATCATGCTCCATTAGTCTATAACCTTAGTACATCTGATTCGTTAGGTGATATTAAGGGACCTGCAGGTGCCCCTTGGCTTGCGGGAGGGTCTACAGACCGTATGGTCGTGGATTCTGAGATGAACAAGATGATCTCCGAAGGGTCTGGTCCGTTGTTAGGTCGTCTTGCGACGAAGACGGAACCCGGAAAAGTAAGAGTGTTCGCGATGGTAGACAGCTTAACACAGTGGGTGTTGCGTCCGCTTCACCTGTATCTGTTTAAGCAGGTTTTGAAGAAGATCCCCCAAGATGGACTCTATGATCAAGTCGCCCCAGCTAAGAAATTAGTGAAGGTGATGCGGGAACGAGGACTTCGAAAGGTGTGGTCTTATGATTTATCTGCTGCGACGGATAGACTGCCGTTAATCCTCCAGGAGCATCTTCTGGGGGTGCTGACTAGTCTACGATTAGGAAGCCTATGGAGTTGGTTCATGTCAGCTCGTGCATTTCGCCTCTCGCCTGCGTTAGCTAACGCGACAGCGGGTAGAGGAAAATCTCATAAGAGAGGCTATGTACGATATGCCGTGGGTCAACCTATGGGTGCGTACTCTTCGTGGGCTATGTTAGCGCTGTGCCACCATTGCATTGTGCAATACTGTGCGATGCAAGCGGGCGTGGCAGGCTGGTTCGACTTATACGCCATATTGGGCGACGACATCGTGATTGGTCATCGCGGTGTTGCCGTCCGATACGTAGAGTTCATGTCGAAGATCGGGGTTGGTATTAATGCCAGCAAATCGATCAAAGGGTCGAACCTGAGTTTTGAGTTCGCCAAGCGTTACTTCTGGCGAGGAGAGGATATTACGCCTCTTCCTCTGTCAGGGTTAGCGCCGGGTTGGCTCTCACTCAGCTCGATTCCGGAGATCGTCGCTAGTTTATCTAGTCGAGGTATTAAACCTTCTCTGTTCTCGATAGGGATCTACGCAGGGCTTGGGTTCAAGGCGGCATCTGGTTTAGCGGGTAAACCTCTAAATCGGATGTCTTCGAGAGCTCGGGCTCTATGGTTAATGCTAAGTCTGCCCGGAGGCGTCTTCGGTGTGTCGGAACTCAAGGACTGGTTTACTCAAACCCGAAAGGGAGAGAATAAATCCGTCACTGAGGACAACCTTGCGGCCTGGGTCCAAAGTTTGAAATCGCGCGTCGCGAAGTATCAACTCGACTTTCTCATCACGCGGGCAAAGAAAGCTCTTAGAGCTTACGAGCCTGTGGGACAGGGGAAGTTCGGGTATGAAGAAGCGATTGTGTGGTGGAGAGCGGAGGTCCGGAAAGTAATTTTGGATCCGATGCGCGAGAGGATTGCCGATGTGCAATTAGCGCTAGTCGAGCTAGCTCACCTTAAGGTCGGGGACTGGGATTCACTAACCCAGATCTTTACTCATTTTGAGATGATGGAGGATCTGTTTGCGCTCCTGCCGGGGCAGTTGTCTGCTAAACGACGTCAAGTCGTTAACCAGATTCCTGCGCGGGTTAGAGAGTGGAAGCGGATTCAAAAGATTCTCGGATAAGGCCGAGTTGTAAGAAGCGGTCTGACCTGAGGCGATATACCCAACTGAGTGTTCCTACTAGGTGATTCCGAAGTAGGTCCTAACACCGCAGCCGATGTCCCTGTCGGAAGTATAACTTTCGTCATACAACAAGTACAGGTAGGTACATGAGCCTTGCAGGCCCGGAAATAGGTG